GGATATTATAATGGCTTGCAAAAACGATCCAGATTGGAATACAATTATAGAACCAGAGTCAACATCCAATATGGATAATAGATCAAGTTATCCATACTTGAATCTTTACGCTTCTGAATTGCATTCATTGGAAATGGATGACTCACCAGGTAATGAAAGGATTCGTTTACAACACGGCAATCCAGATTCATCAGTTAGTACATTTCTTGAAATACACCCCGATGGAACCGAGGTTCATAAAATTTATGGGGATGGATATGAAATTGTAACTTGTAATAAAAAAGTATTAGTTAAAGGTTCTTGTACTATTGCCGTTGATGGTAATGCTGCCATAGAAGTTAAAGGTAATGCATGGAGTACTGTTAAAGGTAACTATAGCAGTGTTATTGAAGGTAATGCAAATATAGTATCCAAGAAATCAATAAACATATCCGCAGATAAAGAAATAGTATTAGCAGCAGACCAGATAACACTTAAAGCAGAACAAATTAATAGTGTTGGTGATCTTCAATTACAAGGCGACTTAGGTATGAATGAAACAACCTATATCTCTGGTAATCTGAACGTTGATGGTTCGGTATTTGCAGCTAGTGGTCTATTAACACCAGGATCCTTGGTTGTTGGTCCATTGGCCACAGTGACACCAAATAAAGGAATGATATTTCCACTTAATTTTGCAGTTATAGATGTAGGTGTTGGTATTACTATGAAAGCTGCGGTTGGTATTTCAGCTCTGGCGGGTGCGGCCATTGATATGAAAGCACTTGGATCGTTTTCTGCCGATGCCGGTGGCAAAGCCAGTTTATCTGCTTTAGGAGTAACAACGGTCTCTGGTGCCGGTGGTGTTTCTGTTTCTTCTTTGGGGGTGATTGGTGTCACGGCCGTGGGAGTTGTTACTATTGGTGCTTCTGCAATATCGTTGAAAACTGCTATAGTTACTGCAACAGGTTTATTTAATGTCGCAGGAGTAGTTACAGCCGCTGATTATTTCTGTCTTGCAAACCCTACATTCTATTCTGCTCACCTACATGGAACTCTTGTAGGACCAACAACCCCTCCCGTACCTGGAACATAATAAATAAGAAATGGCTACCAATAATCAAAAAATCTATTCAGACCTTGATCTTAGATTTAATACTCAACCTGGTAACAAGGATGTTGCCATGAGTTATAACGAACAGGCAGTTATTAGATCAGTTAAGAATCTTTTATTGACCGGGCCATATGAGAGATTATTCCAACCAGAATTATCTTCTCAGGTCGATAATATATTATTTGAACCTATTTCTGCATTAACAGGTAACCTGTTAAAAAATGAAATTTTAAGAGTTATTAACAACTGGGAACCTCGCGCACAAGTTGCATCTATAGATGTGGTTGCAATCCCAGAACAAAATGGATATACTGTATCTTTATTTTTTTATGTAGGCAATCAAACCCAACCAACTGCCGTTAATTTAGTATTGAAAAGATCAAGATAACGTACCTAAATATAAAAATATAACAAAAGGTTACCATAGATGGCCGGTGCAAACAGCAATATTTCTCTAGTCGGTCTTGATTTTAATGCAATCAAGAACAACTTAAAAACATATCTCCAATCACAGGATACATTTAAAGACTATAACTTTGACGGTTCTAGTCTTTCTGTCATTCTAGATATTCTTGCATATAATACTCAGTATAATGCATTTTATCTGAATATGGTAGCCAATGAAATGTTTTTGGATACCGCACTACAAAGATCTTCTGTAGTTTCTCATGCTAAACTTTTAAATTATACTCCAAAGTCAACAGTTTCTCCAACTGCTTATATTAATATTGTTTGTTCTAATGTAACTGATCCTAGTGTAACATTACCGGCATATTCCAATTTTCTTTCTGAATCAATTGACGGCACCAATTATAATTTCGTTAATACAGAAACAATTACTATAAATACTGCAAACAATTCTGTAACCTTTGAAGATGTATTAATTAAACAAGGTATAGCAGTAAATTATAGATTTACAGTTGATTCTACTACCAATTCAACATATACTTTTGAATTACCAGATTCGACCATAGATACATCTACATTAAGAATCACGATTCAAAAATCATCTTCTAATAGTTACATTGACATTTATGATCTTGCACAAGATTACATTGCGGTTAATGGTGAGAGTAAGGTATACTTCTTACAAGAAGCATTGAATGGAAACTATGAAATCTATTTTGGTGATGATATCATCGGCAAGAAATTAGAAGATGGTAACATTGTTATTGCAGATTATATCACATCAGAAGGCGTTGCGTCAAGTGGTGCAAACAACTTTGTTCTGATAGACAACGTTAATGGATTTGAAAGAAACTTAATATATGGTAAAATAGCAGCAAGTCAAGGACAAGACAAAGAATCGATTGATTCTATTAAATTTACTGCACCAAAATCTTATGTAGCACAAAGAAGAGCAGTCACCAAAGAAGACTATATCTATCTGTTACAACAAAACAGTATTGGTCTATCATTCGATGCGGTTAATGTGTGGGGTGGTGAAGAAAATAATCCACCTGTATATGGTCAAGTATACGTTGCAATCAAACCAACAGGTGACTATGTACTAACAGAAAGTCAAAAACAAAAGATCATCAATAACATTTTGATGCCTGTTTCTGTTATGACAGTAACACCAAAACTAGTAGATATTGATTATGTTTATTTGGTATTAGAAGCTAAGGTATTATATGATCCAAAGAAAACAAATCTAACTGTAGGTCAGATTGCAGAAACAGTTAAGCAAGGCACTATTGATTATTGCAATAATACTTTAAATACATTCAATTCCACATTCGTTGTGGGGGAATTGATTAATTATGTACAGAAACTAAATCAATCAATTATTGCAGTTGATTATGATGTTTTCTTACAGAAGAGACTTATTCCAGAATTAAACAAAGTCCAAGATTATACTGTAAACTTTGGTGGATCCGTTGAAAGAGCAGCTATAAGTTCAGAATCAATTAAGTTCACCCCTTCCTTTGCACAATATGATGATAGAGGGAACTATTATCCAGAGGTATATATTGAGGAATCACCAGACCTAACAACAAACGTTGATAGTATCAATATCATTAATGGTGGTAATAACTACACCAATCCAACCATTGCTATTTTAGGTGATGGTACTGGTGCAACTGCAACTGCAACAGTTAAGAATGGAACCATAACTGAAATTGTTATAACATCAGGTGGTTATGGTTACACTCAAGCAATTGCACAAATCACAGATTCAACTGGTTATGGTGCAGTTCTTTCTGTAGTGTTATTAGGTAACTATGGTGATTTACGTTCTTTCTATTTCGTAAATGGAGTTAAGAATATTCTCCAAGGTGCAACACATACATCAAGGGTTGGGTATGTAAAGTATGATGATGGTACTCTTACACTTTCAAACTTCAATGCAAATGCCATCAATAGTACTGATGGAATAATGAAAATCACAGGTTATGCAGAATCTAGAATAATTAATTCTGGAATGGATAGGATCATAACATTAGATGTTAATGATCCAGAAGCAATATCAGTAACCGTTACTACAAAATAAGAATGTCTTATTTCAATAAAATATCAACACTGATTCCTTCTCAGTTACCTGCGTATATTAGAGAAGATCCATCTTATCAAAACTTTCAGTCCTTCATTCAGGCATACTATGAATGGATGGAACAACAAGGTGGTGTTGTATACGAGTCAAAGAATCTAAAAAACTATTACGATATTGACTCTACATTGAATGAGTTTATTGATTATTATATCAATGAATTCCTTCCAATGTTCCCAGAAGGATCATTGGTTGATAAAAGAAAATTAATAAAAATTATCAGGGAAGTATATCAAACAAAAGGTACTCCTGGTTCTTATAAATTCTTATTCAGAACACTATATGATTCTGAAGCTGAAGTCTATAACTCAAAGGATTTTGTATTAAAACCATCCGATGGTAAGTGGGTAGTAACAAAATATATTACTATTAATTCCACCGATCCTACATGGAGACAGTCAATCGGTTATCGACTCTTTGGGGAAACCTCAAAGGGTTATGCTACTATTGAAAATATCATCGTTAATGATTCAAACATTCAAGTAATTGTTACTGATATTCGTAGAAATTTCAGTTCTGGTGAATTTGTAAAAGTTGTTGACTATAACTTCAAACCAGTACAATTTACTGTTGGGGAGTTGATTGCACAATCTTATGGTGTTATTACTTCTGTTACCCCAGATTCTAGGAACAGAGGTGAAGGATATGACGTTGGTGACCCAGTTGTATTCTATGGTGGATTAAATCCAGAAGTACAAAATCCAGTAGGTGCGGTTGCATATGTTTCACAGATAACCTATGCATCTATTACTAATATTAGTTCGGTATATGCAGGTCAAGGTTATCGTCCAGGTGGATATACTTCGATTGTTATTGGTTCAACATCAGGTGCCGGTAATGGTGCAACTGCTATTGTCACCGATGGTAACTTTATTACATCTTCACCATACTATGTTGATTTTGTTCCAACAGATATTCTGGATACCAAATGGGACATTCAATTAAATTCCGGTGATTATGAATTTGCAAATCTGGTAAATGCAAATGCAAATACCCAACTTGCTGTTGCATTAACTCATCCTCAATTAAACACTTTCGGTATTTCAGAAGCCACTATGATTTCTGGTGGTACTGGTTATGATGCAACTGCATATGCAAATGCTATTGGATATTTTGCAACTGAAGTTGGTGTCCATTCAACAGAAGATCAACCATTAGAAGATTTACCAAAACTTGGTATTCTTGCACCAATCACAATCGAGGATGGTGGATTACAATATGCAACAGGAGATGTTATTCGAATCACTGGTGGCAGAGGGTTTGGTGCATATGCAAATATCATCTCTGTAGCAGCCAATGGTTTAATTCAAACTATCAATTATGTTGCAGACCCAGCACATGGTAATTTATATCCACTGGGTGGGATGGGTTATACCAAAGATGACCTTCCAGTTGTTACTGTGACTTCTGCAAATGGTATTGGTGCTATTCTAACCATTCCTGGTTTGGTTGGTGGGGATGCAGTATTTGGACTAAATGAAACCACTTATGGTCAAGTTCAAAAGATAACGGTTACTAATCCTGGTCGCGACTATGTTTCTTCTCCATCAGTTTCCCTTCGCGTTACTGATCTTCTAGTATGTGGAGTTGATGTTAATAACCTTCCTTTAGAAGGCGACAAGGTATATCAAACAGATATAAATGTTCCTACATTTGTTGCCAATGTTGCCAATATTAGTTTGGTAGAAGCAAATACCATCACGACTCTTTCTAAATACAATCTTAGAATTTATAATTATGATGGTACATTCTATCCCAATACTTTCATCTATATTTCTAGAGATGGGTCAGATATTGGTGCCAATTTGTCAATTGCAAATGTTACTACTGGTATCTATACCAATGGTGTAAAACAATACGGCAATGGTTCTGCAAAAGCCACAGTTAAATTTACCAATGGTGTAATATCCACTGATGGAATATATGTGAATTATGACGGTCAACCTTCAGCATATTCATTGTTGCAAGATGATGATTATAATAATTATACTTATATTTTACAAGTACAAAAAGAATTAGCAAAATACAAAGACGCAGTTATTAAGTTCTTGCATCCAGCAGGTCTGCATTATCGTTCTGTTGATATTATTAAGAGCACCAATAACTTCACTACAAATGCAAGTGCAGATATTATAACCATTCAATCACTTGGTTACTTGCTGGGTGTTAGTGATTTCGTTGCAACTATACCAAACAATGCTAACACCATATACTTTACTAATTTAAGTGGTGCTAATGTTGCAGAGGTGGTTAATGTTAATAGTTGGATTACCTATGATACTCGTTTCGGTCATCCATTCTATTCTAAAATCAATGCCGTTACTGCTAATACAATTACATTAGAAGATAGTTTCATCACCACTGTTCCTAATGTTGCCGTTGCTAATGCATCATCCAACTCAGCTACTATAAATATTAGTAGTCTAACCAATGCTTGGAATGTTGCAACAGGAAATATAGTTTATCACATTAGCAACTTCATTAATAACTATGACTTTGTTTCATTTGATAATGGATTAACATATAAAACTGTAACACACGTTGATTCACCAGATATTGGTAATAGTATAACAGTTAATTCATCATATGCTTCTGCACAAACTGGTTACTTAATGTTAAGTAAGAATGTAAGAACCAGTGATATCTATGTGAGTGGTTATGTATCAGAAATCGAAACAATAAGCTTATTAACAGAAGATGGAATTCCATTAACTACAGAAGACGATAGAATACTTCTCTTAGGATAACAAAATGTCATCAGTAAAAATCTCAGGATTAAACCCAAGTTCTAATATTAATGTGGATCCAGCACAATCTGTATTTCCAACTACAGATCAAATAACTGGTGATACCACTAAAATTTCTGCAAAGGATTTGGGTGATACTTTATATTCCAATAATACCCTTGTAGTGGGTTCTGGTGGGTATATTCTTCCCAACCTTGTTGCACAATTTACTGGTGTTGGTCCTTCTTATGTTCAAGTTAATGCTCAAAACCTAAACGCAAATGGTTCTGCTGATTTTGTTATTACTGCCAATGATGGTAACGATACATCATATTACCTGGATCTTGGTATTAATAACTCTCTGTTTACAGATACCAACTTCTCATCAATGAAACCACACGATGGTTACCTGTATGTGCATGGAGATGGTTCTCCTGCCGTTGGTAATCTGATTATGGGTACTGCTACTGTTGGTGCCAATATCGCGTTTGTTGTTGGTGGAACCCTGAGTGAAAATATAAGGGTGTCTGTTGCCAACTCTGGGTTAGTATTAAATGATGGTTCTACTATTACCTTTAGAGACGGAACTAATCAGACAACTGCGGCCGCTCCTAATTCCTACAGTTATTCTGCATATGCATTTGCAAACAGTGTTAACACATATGCATTCTCTGCTTATGCTTATGCAAATACAGTAAATACTAATTTATCAACTGCAAATACTTTCTTACAAGCTAATGATGCAGTAACATTAAATGTTAGTTTAAACTATACCAACACTGCAAATTCATTCTTACAATCAAATGATACAATTACATTAACAAGTGCAAAATCATATACTGATACTGCGAACACCAATCTGAAATCTTATACAGATGGTAGATTCCTTGCAAATGTATCTAATGCAAGTTTCGGTGGTACGTTAAACATTCTAGACAAACTGAATGTTAATGGTTCTGTAATTCTTGCAAATACTAATTTCTCTGCAACTCAAGCAGCATTAACTATAGCAGCATGTCCTGCTGGTGATATTCAAACACCATCAAATGATGGTTATATGATACACATCTCTGGTAAACAGAATGTTGCATCTAGATTGGTTATCGACTCATATGGTGCAAACACTTATGGTCTACTTGCGGGAAGAACTGCAAGAGGTACTCCTACTGCACCACAAGCTGTTGCAAATAATGATGTTCTATTAAGATTGTCTGGTAATGGTTATGGTTCCACACAGTTTGCACCACTAGGTATTGCAAGAATCGATATTGTTGCAACAGAAACTTATACTGATGCGGCAAGAGGTTCTAGAATTGAAATGTGGAACGTTCCAAATGGTTCCAATACACTCAATAGAATAGCAGCATTCAATGGTAATTCTGTAGAATTTACTGGTTATGTAGAGCCTAAGAAAGGTTTTGTATTAACACCAAATGTTATTTCTGGTTCTACAACAACTCTTAATATAGATATTGCAAACAACTCACTATATAAATGCAGTAGTACTGGTGGTTTGACCGTTAATTTAAGTGGGTTCCAGTTTGGTAAAGTTGTCGAATTGTGGTTTGTTAATACTGCTGGTTCAACACAGACGGTAACTCACGGTTGTTATTCGAATAACTCTACCATTAATGCCACATCATTCACCATGCCAGGTTCTAGTTCTGCATATCTAAGATACTTCAGTATTGATGGTGACTTAGCAAATACCTATGTATCAATTCAACACGCATAATAAACTAATATGGCAATAGTAAAATCAATTCTAACAAACTATGCGGCATTGAGTGAAATTGAAAACAATTATCTTAATGCCGGTGATACTTATGTATTTCTTGGTAAAGTGGACCAATGGCCCGATGATGTAAATCCTCCAACACCATCACAGAGTCCTGCATCTATCAAAGAAACATTTAAAAATATGTTTGCAGTTAAAAAAATAACTGCATCTAATATTGCCGCAGTTATTCCTAGAATTGATTGGGTTTCTGGAACAGTATATGAAGAATATTCCGATCAGGTAGACAATTTCATCACAGTAAATGGAATTATAACAAAACAATTCTATGTAAGAAACTCTTACGATCAAATTTTCAAGTGTTTATTTAATAATGATGGTGCAGATAGTACCATTGAACCTGTTATTTCACCAGGTAATACCAACACATCAAGAGCTATTATTCTGGATGATGGGTATAAATGGATTTATATTACTACCATTGACAAAGGACTGAAACAAAAGTTCTTTGATGATAATTGGATGCCTGTTAGTTTTGGTGCAAAATCTCCTCGTTCTAACAGTACCTATGGATTTGGTTCTGTAGATGCAATCAATGTGATAAGTCAAGGTTCTGGTTATTCAAATGGTTTTTCTACCACAACCATTACTATTACTGGGGATGGACAGGGTGCAACAGCACAGGCTAATGTATCGAATAACATTGTCACTGATATTATTGTTACTAATTCTGGTAATAATTATACCTATGCAAATGTAACCATTACACCAGTATCACCATTTGGTGGTGCAAATGCAAATGCAACCATAGTTCTCTCTCCTATTTCTGGAAATAACTACGACCCAGCATCAGAATTGGGTTGTAACCATTTAATGTATTCTGTTGAATTTGATGGTTCTGAAGGTGGGGAAATTCCAACAGATATGACATTTAGACAAGTTGGATTACTTCAATATTGTTCATTGTTAGATGGTTCTGATCCACAAACACGAACATATAATACTGCTGATATTGCAACAGTATCATTTGGTATCGGTGTATTTGAGGGCGGTGAAATAGTATATCAGGGGGCAAGTTATTCTTCTGCTAGTTATATTGCAACAGTTTGTTCTTTTGACTCTACAAATAACTTAATTTATCTCATAAATACTGTAGGAACACCAACTCTTGGTTCTGCAATTTATGGTAATACATCCGGTGCGTCTAGAGTTCTTTTGAGTTACAGTGAACCAGAATTTGATGTTGGGTCTGGTTATATGTCTTATATTGAAAATAGAGAACCAGTTCAGCGTTCACCCAATGACAGTGAACAAATTAGATTTATCCTTGGATTCTAAGTCCTAAATACTAAAATAGTAGAGATTTAAAGGTACATTAATGGCGACAAATACAAACGTATCTCCTTATTTTGATGATTTCAATCCATCAAAAAACTTTCACAGAATTCTCTTTAAACCTGGTTATTCGGTGCAGGGTAGAGAACTAACACAATCTCAAACTATTTTACAAAATCAAATTTCTCAGTTTGCATCTGCAATCTATTCACAGAATACTCCTGTTAGTGGTGGTAAGGTAACCACCAATCTCAATGCAAACTACATCAAGTTAAACTTAACTTATAATAATTCATCTGTTGATGTTACCCTGTATAACGGTATGACCATCACAGATTCTACTGGAACTATTCTTGCACAGGTTGTTGCATCATCCCCTGCAACTGGTACTACAACCCTTCCTGGTGACCCTCCTACCCTGATTGTAAATTACCTATCAGGTACACAATTCAGTGATGGAATGACCCTCTACTACGTCAGAGGAACCGCTAGCACTGCATTTGCAACTACCATTGGTACTAGTGGTGGTACAACTTCTGTTGGTAATTCATCTATCGCATCTATTTCTGATGGGGTATTCTTTGTTGTTAATGGTTACAATCAAATTGATAATGGTGATGGTACTATTTCTAAATATCAGATTGGTAACTTTGTAAACGTATTACCACAAACCGTTATTCTAGATAAGTATGATACTGTACCATCTCTTCGTGTTGGTTTGAATATCTCAGAAAACATTGTTACTTATCAAGATGACGATACTCTACTTGATCCAGCACTGGGTTCTACCAACTATCAGGCACCAGGTGCAGATCGTTTCCAAATCGAATTAACTTTAGAAACCAGACCATTAACTTTAGGTAATGATGATGGATTCATTGAGTTATTAAAAATTAACAATGGTCAGATCGAAAAACAAACAGATAATACTGTTTACTCTACTATTGATGATTATTTTGCAAAACGCACCTATGACACCAATGGTGACTTCATTGTTAATGATTTCTCTATTACCCCCGTTGCAAATACTATCAATTCTGCACAGTACGATCTTAGAGTTGGTAAGGGTATAGCATACATTCGTGGATACCGTCTGGAAAATCAATCAGACCTAATCATTACAAATGATCGTTCTAGAACCTATCTATCACAGAATACTAATCCTGTGTATATCGATTATGGTTCTTATTTCTATGTTGATACTGCAAATGGTGTATTTGATACAACCATAGGTTCTCTGGTTGATCTTCACTGTGTATCTGCGGCTAATATTAGTTCTACCAACACCACAACTTATAGTTCTACTGTTGTTGGTAAGGGACGTATTCGTGGTTTAGAATATGATCACAACTCTAGTGATGCAAATACCACATCATATGTCTTTAAATCATATGTACATGACATTATTGCTAATACACTTTCAAGTAATGCAACCACTGGTACAGTAAACACCCTGACATTCTATGACACAAATGGTAAGTTCTCCAGTGTCGCAAACTCATACCTTGGTGTTATTTTAACTATTGATTCTGGTACTTCTACAGGAGATACTAGAAAAATTGTATCATATGACGGATCTACCAAGACAGCTACAGTTGACACCAACTTCTCGGTAATTCCTACATCATCATCTCAATTTACACTTCGTTTTGAAACCAAAGATATAGAAACTATAGCCAATACATCTAGTGGTACAACCACCATTGCGGCTCGTGCTAGTATCAATCCTGCTGGTAAAGTAGGAGGTATTGCCACTGGTGACACCATTTACCAGAATCCATCTATTCCAGAATTAATTTATGATGTTGGTTACCCATATGTTAGAAGTATTAATAATGGGATTTATCAAACTTCTCAAGTATTCAGAAATCAACCATTCTCTAGTGGTACATTATCAATTCAATTATCTACATTGAATGCTGCGTTAACTAGTTCTGTTATTGGATTTGCTGGTGGAACTGGATTATTGAGTGCTGACGCAATCAAACAAAATTTTATTGTTATCGTACAAACACCTGATGCCAACACAACCACGGGTTCTATACTTGACTTTACTTCATCTGGTAATACAGTATCAATTTCTTCTGATGAAAATACTGTAACATTCACTTCCAACAGATATGTCTCTCCTACCGTTACAGTTATTGCAAAAATCAATGCTATAAACGCAGACGCATCTGTATTTTTAAAAACTAAAACTCTTGTTTCTGGTAATACTTCATCTGTTGGTATTACAGGACCAGATGGTATTATTTCAAGTAATACTTATGTTGATTTAACTAAAGCACAGGTTTACATTAAAAATGATGCTTTATCTGGTGTAAATCAGGTACAAAGTTTATATGTTACTGACGTTAAAAATATAGTAAAAATTATTGATACTGGATCACCCGGCACTGCGGCAACTAACGCAATGTTGTCTGATCCTAATTACGACATTACTTATAAGTATAGTTTCAATAATGGTCAAAAGGACTCATTCTACGATCATGCGTTCTTAACATTAAATCCAGGTACATCCTTACCAAAAGGAAATATCCTTGTTGTATTTGATTATTATAGACATGGTGGTGGTGATGGTTACTTCTCATTCCCATCATATCTAAATGAGTCTTATGCTCAAATTCAATCATATACTAGCACAAATGGATTTAATTATAACCTAAGAGATTGTATTGATTTTAGACCTTGCAGAAAAAATGGTACTAGCAATTTCCAATATGAAAATTCTTATGGGTCTCCAAACAATTATTATGGCGTATACATACCACAAGATTTAAGTAACTGGTATAGTGATTATTCATATTATCTTGCTCGTAAAGATAAGTTAGTGTTAAGCAAAGATAAGAGTTTCCAAATCATTCAAGGAACTCCTTCTATTACACCTATCTTCCCAACAGAGCCAGATGGGTCATTATTAATTGCAAAGCTTTCACATGACCCATATACCGCTTATATTCCAAGTGAAGCTCCACCAGGATATCTACCTAACCTCTCTACTGAAAGAGTTCAGCATCGTCGTTGGACTATGAGTGATATTTCTGACCTGCAAACAAGAGTTAACAACATTGAGTATTATACTACTCTTAATAACTTAGAACAGAAAGCATCCAGTTTACAAGTACCAGATGCAAACGGTCTGAATAGATTTAAAAATGGTATTCTTGTAGATGATTTCTCATCATTTGGTGTAGCTGATACAGCAAATCCAGACTTCTCTATGTGTGTTGATCGTGTTGCAAAACAAATGATGCCAACACAAAAAGTAACTAATTATCCATTACAATCTGCATTGCTAGTTGAGACATTAGGTAATCCATACGATAGTGCAGAATCATTAGGATATAATATAAGTTCTATCAACAAAACCACAAATTATTTTACATTACCATATTCTTCTACTCAGCTTGTTG